TCATATGGCCTTATATGAAGTACTTGCAGAACTATTCTATTTACATGCTGCTATACTAAAGAAAAGACAGATTGCATCTAGTTATTTTCATGCAGGAAAACTAATTAATCAGTTATGGTTTGAAGCAGGAGTTACCCTAAAGATGGGAGCTAGTCTTAAAGATTACATTAATGAGAAAGGTACATGGAAATTTCTAAATGAATATGCTGCATTCTTAAATGAACACACTGCTTGGTATAGACCTATGTCTCCAGATAAAGTAATGATGTGGCAACAAAAGATTGAAGTAAGAAAAGGAGATAGAAAAGCTGAGGTAGGATTAAAAGGAACTTTACAAGGAATGTCTTTTGATAAAGATCCAACAAATGGAGTAGGTGGACCAGTTAAATACTTCTTCCATGAAGAGGCAGGTATTGCTCCTAAGATGAATACAACATTTGGATACATTAAACCTGCTCTTAAATCAGGTATGATTACTACAGGATTATTTATAGCAGCGGGATCTGTAGGTGATTTAGATCAATGTGAACCATTAAAGAAAATGATTCTAGATCCAGAAGCAAATGATATTTATTCTGTAGAGACAGATTTACTGGATGAACAAGGTACTTTAGGTAAGTCAGGTTTGTTTATTCCTGAACAATGGTCAATGCCTCCTTACATAGATGATTATGGTAATTCACTTGTGCAAGAAGCATTACAAGCATTAGATGATTATTTTGAAAAGATAAAAAAATCTATGGACCCTGAAGATTACCAATTAGAAATATCTCAGCACCCTAGAAATATAGCAGAAGCATTTAAACATAGAAAAGTATCTAAGTTTCCATCACATCTTGTTACTGCTCAGATAAGAAGAATAGAAGATAAAGAATATGCTTATGAGTACTTAGATATATCTAGAGATGAAACAGGAAAAGTAAAAGTTAAGAATAGTAATAAACTACCAATATCTGAATTTCCAATAAGTAAAAAAACAGTAGATAAAACTGGTTGTTTAGTAGTATGGGAAAGACCTGTAAAAGATCCCGGATACAAACAATACTATGCCTCTATTGACCCTGTAGCTGAAGGAAAAACAACAACTTCAGATTCACTATGTTCTATTTATGTTATGAAAGCTCCTGTAGAAGTAACTAAGATTACTAATGGTGAAACAGAAACATATATAGAACAAGATAAAATAGTAGCAGCATGGTGTGGAAGATTTGATGATATCAAGCAAACACATGAAAGATTGGAAATGATCATAGAGTGGTATAATGCTCAGACTGTAATTGAGAATAATATTTCTTTATTTATTTTATATATGATATCTAGGAAAAGACAAAGATATCTAGTTCCCAAAAATCAAATAATGTTCTTAAAAGACTTGGGTGCAAATGCTAACGTCTTCCAGGAGTATGGTTGGAGAAATACTGGAGTACTATTTAAGCATCATCTATTAAGTTATGTTATAGAATACTGTAAAGAAGAATTAGATACAGTAACTAAGCCTGATGGAACTATAGTAAAAACAACTTATGGTATAGAAAGGATTCCAGACATAATGTTACTTAAAGAAATGCATGCTTATACAGATGGTTTAAACGTGGATAGACTTGTTGCATTTTCTGCAATGGTTGCATTTATGAGAATACAACAAGCAAATATAGGATATACTAAAAGAGTTATTATGGATGATGCAAGTAAAAACTTGCAAAAGTCAGAAAATTTGTTTAAATTAAATAGCAGCCCTTTCCGTCATATGGGAGGAAGAGGTACTAAGATTAACGGTCAATATATTAAAAGATCAGCTTTTAAAAATATTAAATAGAAATTATGCAAGTATATAATGCAATGCAGCTCAAGAAAGGAGCTAAAGCAGAACAAACTAGAATGGGTACTATTACTCAACCCCTTCAATTTTTATCTAAAAAAGAAAAAGATGGAGAATGGGCTGCTTGGAATCTTGACTGGTTAGAATGGAATGGTATTAAACAAATTCGTAGAAATGCAGGAAGGTTAATGAAAAATTATAATCTTGCAAAGGGTATTATAGAAAGAGGTGATTATATAGTAGAGGCTGATAATGAATATAAAGATATAGTAGAAGTATTGCAAAGAGATGATTCTGCTGCACTGGAACTTAAATTTTATCCAATTATACCTAATGTAATTAATGTACTTGTTTCAGAATTTGCTAAAAGATCTACTAAACTTACATATAGAGCAGTAGATGAATTTTCTTATAATGAAATGTTGGAAGAAAAAAGAAAGATGGTAGAGGAAACTCTTATGTCAAATGCACAAGTTAAAATTATTTCTGCTTTAATAGAGCAAGGATTAGATCCAGAATCTCCAGAAGCTCAAGCAGAAGTAGCTCCAGATAAATTAAAAACTCTTCCAGAAATTGAATCTTTCTTTAAAAAAGATTATAGATCTATGGTAGAAGAATGGGCTACTCATCAACATAAGGTAGATGTAGAAAGATATAAAATGGATGAACTTGAAGAAAGAGCATTCAGAGATATGCTTATTACAGATAGAGAGTTCTGGCATTTTCATATGATGGAAGATGACTATGATGTAGAGTTATGGAATCCAGCAGTAACATTTTATCACAAATCTCCAGATGCTAGATATATATCTCAAGGCAATTGGGTAGGTAAAATAGATATGTTAACTGTATCAGATGTTATAGATAAGTATGGGTACTTAATGACAGAAGAACAATTAGAAGCTTTAGAAGCTATATATCCAATTAGAGCTGTAGGTTATAATCTTGGAGGAGTTCAAAATGATGGTTCTTTTTATGATGCAACTAAGTCTCATGACTGGAATACTAATATGCCTTCTCTTGGAATGAGACAATATACTTCAGCATTAGGTAATTCTATAAATGGAGGTGGTGATGTAATTGCACAAATATTTTCTCAAGGAGAAGATTATTATGATCAAGGTACAGCATATTTATTAAGAGTTACTACAACTTACTGGAAGTCACAAAGAAAAGTGGGTCATCTTACTAAAGTAACAGATAGTGGAGAAGTAACAAATGAAATAATAACAGAAGATTATGAAGTTACTGAAAAACCAATATATGATGATAGACTGTTTAAAAATAAAACAAAAGATACTTTAGTATTTGGAGAACATATAGATTGGATTTGGATTAATGAAGTATGGGGTGGTGTAAAAATAGGACCAAATATTCCTTCTTATTGGGGAATGAATAATCCAAGTGGCTTTTCTCCTATGTATATTGGTGTACAAAGAAATACTATTGGTCCTCTTAAATTTCAATTTAAAGGAGACCAAAGTCTATATGGATGTAAACTTCCTGTAGAAGGTTCTGTATTTTCAGATAGGAATACTAAGTCAACTGCTCTTATTGATTTAATGAAGCCATACCAGATTGGATATAACATAGTAAACAACCAGATTGCTGACATATTAGTAGATGAGTTAGGTACTATTATCATGTTAGATCAGAACACTCTTCCTAAGCACTCTTTAGGAGAAGACTGGGGTAAGGGTAATTATGCTAAAGCTTTTGTAGCTATGAAGAATTTTCAGATGCTTCCTCTTGATACTAGTATTACTAATACTGAAAATCCATTAAATTTTCAACATTTCCAAAAACTAGATCTATCTCAGACAGAAAGATTAATGTCAAGAATACAGTTAGCTAATTATTTTAAACAACAAGCTTATGAAGTAATTGGTGTTAATCCACAAAGGATGGGGCAACAACTATCTCAAACATCAGCAACTGGTGTAGAGCAAGCTGTTTCTGCATCTTATGCACAAACAGAAATATTCTTTATACAGCATTGTGATTATTTAATGCCAAGAGTACATCAGATGAGAACTGATTTAGCTCAATACTATAATGCTACTAAACCATCTGCAAGATTAAGTTATACTACCTCTGCTGATGAGAAAGTAAACTTTGAAGTAAATGGTACAGATCTTCTTATGAGAGATCTTAATATCTTCTGTAGTACTACAGCAAACCATAGATCTGTTTTAGAACAGTTAAAACAAATGGCTATGCAGAATAATACTACAGGAGCATCTATTTATGATCTAGGTAAAATAGTACAGTCAGACTCTATTGCTGAGCTTAACAATGTACTTAAAGGTTCTGAACAAAGATTACAACAACAAAAACAACAAGAGCAACAGTCTCAACAACAAATGCAACAAGAACAATCTAAAGCTCAACAAGATATAGAAAAAATGAAAATTGATTCTCAAATAATGGAAAAAGAGAAAGATAGACAAAGAGATATTCTTGTTGCTGAAATTAGATCAGCAGGATTTGGTGCTATGCAAGATGTTAATAAAAATGAAATGTCTGACTATCAAGATGAGATGAAAAACATTAGGCAGTCTGAACAATATCAGGAACAGACAAATTTGCAAAGAGAAAAACAAAGTAGTGAGAACTCTAGACAATCACAAAAGATGGATTTAGAAAGAGAAAAACTTAATGTTCAACAAAATATAGCAGATAAGCAATTACAAATAGCTAGAGAAAATAAAAATAAATTTGATAAAAAGGATTCTAAAGGAAAAGAAAAATAGTACTTAGCTATATAGTCCAAAAAAATAATTATTTTATTATAAATTTCTCAAGTTTATTTTATATATTAAAGTATAACCAAAACCAACAAAGATGAGTGAAACAATAAAAAATCCTGCTGATGACCAGGTACAAGAATCTACAACGGTAGATCAGATAGATGTTAATATAGATGAATTATTTGGAATGCCAGGAGCAGCAAATATTATGCTTCCTGCTGATGAAGAAAAATCTAAAACTGTTTTTAGTAAACAAAATACTACAGACACTTCGTTCCTTGACATAAAGCCTACTTCTTATAAAGAGAAAGAAGAAGAAAAAGAAAAAAAAGCAGAAGTTGAAGAAACAATAGCTGAATTAAATGGTCTTATTAGTCAAGAAGAAGATGCAGGTAATAAAGGAAGACCTAAAGTAGATAAGTCAGGTTTATCTGAGTTAGCACAAAAAATGATTGATGAAGGTGCTTTAATTCCATTTGATGATGAAAAGTCTTTAGATGAATATACAACTAAAGATTTCAGAGAGTTATTTGAAGCTAACTTTCAGCAAAGAGAAGATATCATTAGAAAAAATACTCCAAAAGAGTTTTTTAATTCTCTTCCTGAAGAACTTCAATATGCTGCTAAATATGTAGCAGATGGAGGACAAGATTTAAAAGGTCTATTTAGAACTCTTGCTCAAGTAGAAGAGATGAGACAACTTGATCCAACAGATGAATATGATCAAGCAGAAATTGCAAGACAATATTTATATGCTACCAATTTTGGAAATGCAGAAGAAATAGAAGAAGAAATTGAAACTTGGAAAGACATTGACAGATTAGAACAAAAAGCTAATCAGTTTAAACCTAAGTTAGATAGAATGCAAGATGAGATTATAGCTAGACAACTTGCAGAACAAGAAGTAAAAAAAGAACAACAAGAACATGCTGCAAAAGCTTATACAGATAATGTTTATAGTACATTGGCAAATGGAGAAATAAGTGGAATTAAACTAGATAAGAAAGTTCAAAGTTTACTCTACTCAGGATTAGTTCAACCAAACTATCCTTCTATATCAGGAAAACCTACAAATTTATTAGGCCACCTTTTAGAAAAGTATCAGTTTGTAGAACCAAGACATGATCTAATTGCAGAAGCACTTTGGTTACTTGCAGATCCAGCTGGTTACAAAAGTAAAATTAAGGAGCAAGGTAATAAACAAGCTGTAGAAAAAACAGTAAGACAATTAAAAACTGAAGAATCAAGAAAAATTACATCTTCAGTAAATGATGATAGAGAATATGATTCTAGATCAAGAACTAGTAAACCACAAAAAACTATCTCAAGAGGAGATTTTTTCAAAAGAGTATAATTAAGTAACAAATAAAACAAATATAAAAATGGCAACTCCAGTAATGAACAATGGCATATTCCTACGGGATACAGCCTATGCGGCAAGTTCCCATGTGGATTCATACCACTTGGTAAACATGCTGAAAGATGCAGAACCAATGGACTTAGGTCCAGTAGACCTTTGGGCAATGGCTCAAAGAGTTGAAATGCCTCTTTACCAATTATCATCTTTTGGTGGTAAAAATGTAATTAATGTTGACAATGCTCGTGGAGAGTACAAGTGGCAGACTCCTGTCTCTACAGACCTTCCATTTATTGTTGAAGACATTGAAGGACAAAATGGTTTTAAAGGTGTGGATGGTACAACCTTCCGTATCAAATTAAACAAAAGAGAATTTGGACATGGTGATATTATCACATATGACAAATACAATGGTTGTGAGATGTACATCACTGCAGAAGATATTCTTCCAATGGGTGATGGTTTTGTCTACACAGTACAGTTAGTTAACAATGATAACTACAAGTTTTTAGATAACAAGTATCTTGCTAATGGTACTAAAGTATTTAGAAAAGGTTCTGCCCGTGGTGAATATGGTGAGAGGTTCTCTGACATTATCACTAACACAGGTTTCCGTGAATTCTACAACTTTGTAGGTGGAGCAGAAGCTCACGTTCACTATTCAGTTTCTTCACGTGCTGACTTAATGATCAAAGGTGGAATGAATGCAGATGGTACAGTTCCTGTAACTGAAATCTGGAGGACATTTGATAAAAACATAGATCCTTCTATTTCTTCTTTGGAAGACATGGTTTCTGTTATGGGTAAAGACAAAGTAAAAAAAGCATTTGATAATGGAGATCTTTCTAGAACTTTCTTAACTAATATGGAAGCTGCTCACCTTTCTAAGGTAGCAACTGACATTGAGACTTACTTAATGTGGGGTCATGGTGGTAGAGTTCGTCAAGATGGTCCAGATGATGTAAGGTTATCTGTAGGTTTATGGAAGCAGTTGGATAACTCTTTCAAAAGAGTATACAACAAGAATAACTTTACTCTTGACTTGTTCCGTGGAGAAATCTATAACTTCTTCAATGGTAAGGTTGAATTCCAAGGTCCAGATCCTAAGCGTTCTCTAGTAGTTCAAACAGGTATGGGTGGAATGCGTATGGTAAATGAAGCTATTAAAACTGAGGCAATCTCTTCAGGTTT